CCTTTGTCTTTTGTATGACCAGCTCTAAATCCTTTTACATCTTTATATCCAGAACCAAATGGTGCTGCTTTTCCTGATTGTGGATCAGCAGTTTCTTTGACTTCTTTAGTATATCCGTACTTATATTTCTTAGCGGGAACATTAAGACCTGGAAGATAAGCTTCGCCTCCACCAGTAACTGACATTTCTTCCATTTCTCCGACTATTTTTACGTCATCAGCCATTTCAAAATGATTGCTAAACACAAAATCTTGAAAGTCTTCAAAATCTTCTCTGCTTAGCGCGTAATACTGACCTTTAAAGTCAATCTTATCTTCAAACTTATCGTTAAACATATCGTCTAACTTCTGGTCAGTAATAGCAAAAACCACTTCATCGATGGTTTCGTTCTCTGACATTAATCTTTTGAAGTGAGACTGCATACTACTCATTTGTTTCTACGTTTTTAATTTCGTTAATCAAATCGTAGTATTGTAATAGCGTTGATACGGTTTCGTCCTTTATGGTTTCGTTCTCGTGTATAGGTTTGATGAATTTTACTACTTCTTTTAGCTTTATAGAAGTAACTTGATCTTTTACAGACTTAGACATTTCTACTAAAGTAGATTTTATCTCGTTAAGTCTCTTATTAAGATAAGTTTTTAAATTCTTTGTGTCTGATATATTGTTTATATACTCTTTAAGTACATCTTTTTGTTCTTGAGATAGTCCAACGTATTTCTTATTGAATTTTTCTACTAAGATCTTATAAGCAAGAAGTCTAATTTCTTTGTCTTGCTTCATAAACTCTTCTAGAATTTGAGTAGAAGCTGGTTTTTCTTTTACTTCTTCTCCACAAATGTGTTCTAGCATTGTTATCTTACTATCTAGAATCTGATTAACGTTAGTATTGTTATTTTGAGATTCTAAAACAATATATATAGAAGCATAAGACTTATAGTTGTCAATCTTCGCTTTAAAAAAATTATCAAGATCGTAATTGTTTTTAATCTCTCTAATCAAATTATACTTTTCTTTTTTTAATTTCTCATAGTCTAGTTTTTTGTACTGTTCTACGATAGTATTTATAAAAAGTTCTGCTTTTGATTCATTAAGCTTTTCTGTGTTTATAAAAGAATTATATAGACTATATTCTTTTGCTAATTCAGTTTCAGTAAAGTACTTTTTAAGTATTTTTACCGCTCTAGAGTCTTTATTTTGCAATAGATCAGCAGTCGTTTGCCTTACGAGAAGTTCGAAAAGTACGCCTGGATTTCTAAATTTAGAGTGTTTTAGTGCCATGTTGGATATAAAAATTCCTGTTTATAAATATATAAGGCCTAGTCTAAATTGTCAATGATATTATCTTCATTTAAAACGTCTGGTTGTTCGTACAATTTTACCTTTCTTTTAGCAAATAGTTTCTCTAATGCTCCTTTGTTTTGTAAGTAAACACCAAGCGTACTTTCATTAGTAACTCCCAAAGAAAGATTCATTGAGTCTTCTCCCTTTTCTTCTTTCGACTTCATTCCTTTTTTACCTAGAGGATCACGTCCAAAAACATCTTGATCTGTTCCTATTATTGATTTGTACTTTTGAGGTCGACCTGGTATTTTTTTAGGTTCATTAGGATTCAATTCGTTATATCCTGTTGGAACTTCTAAGTTCATATCACCTTTGCCTCCGTAAAGACTTGCTAATTGGTGAGGAGTACCATATGCTTGACCTGAATCTGATGGATCGTTTCCTTCTTCTTCAATTTGTTTGAATCTAAATGCTCTTTTCTTATCTTCTATGATCTGATCTTCTAGTTCTGTGTATTGATCTTCAGAGAAATGGAAGATTTTATCATAAATAAAGTCCCTAGGTAGTAGAGAAGACTCCATTGCTTGATTAGCAAGATCGACTTTTTCTTTAAATAGAGCTACCCTTTCTTGATCATAGATAATTGATGGGTTAGTAAGAGATATTGTAAAGTTTGCAGCTGATTCATTCGTATATCCATTAGCATATAAGTGAACAAGACCAATCTTTGTAAGTTCAGATATTGCAATCTTTTGAATCCTTTCAACTGTTCTAGCGAAGCGAATATCTTCAGCAGCTAGAGTAGCTTTACCTGTCAAATCTTTCTCATATCCCATGAAAGCTTTAGGTATCTTAAGAGCTGCAAATAGTTTCTCCCTAAAGTATTGTACGTCTTCAATTCCATTATACTCAAGACCTTTTGCAGTGTCGATTCTTGTAGTTTGGTCGTTGCCACGAACAGGAATAAAGAAGTCTTCAAGCAAGTTTTGTTGGTTGTACTTCAAATTGTACTGACCAGTGTTTGGATCGATAAGAGGAGTTTTTTTCATCTTATTGATCATTCTTTGCATATAGTTTTCTACTTCAGTTGGAGGTATTGCACCTACGTTTACATAGAATATTCTACGCTCTGGAGCTCTTACAATCCTATGAATCAACATAGCATCTTCTATGAGTACATATTGCTTAAATAGCTTACGCGCTGGCTCTAAATAAGATCTACCATAAGGCAGATAGTTAACGTCTCCAGTAAGCCTGAAGTGCGCCATTTCATAGTTATCAAAGAATATACCGCTATCATTATCGTTGAATGAGTTTGAATATCCAGCCGTATTTGTTAACGCAGCGTTTGGATCGTACTTGAATCTAACTTCGCTTGGGTTTTTAGGATTATATCCCTCTTCCCTAACGATATTATAAGAAGAGAACGGAATTACATTATATACTCCATAGCCTTCGGCAATTTCCATCTTAACAAAGAAGTCACCATACTTACACATGTTTCTGATCCAAGACCATAGATTGAACTCTACGTTAAGAATCGAATAGTATAGGTTATAAAGAAGTTTTTGTATATTTTCATCAGAAGACCTGATCTGTAACACTTCACCTTGTTCATTCTTTAGAGTAGCTTCATCAGCAATGATATCAAGCGCAGACGCTATAATCGCATCTGTGTCCATAGCATCATAATCAGCATAAATTTGAACCCTAGCAGAGCGATAGTTCTGTGCTAAGTTTAAGTTAACACCATAAGCTGTAGAAGTAGTATATACTTTGTTGAATCTATCGATAAGAGAGTTAGTCTGAATGACACCCGATGTTTGTATTTTATCGGAATCAATGACTTTTAGCATACCACCTCCCTCGTTACGTATAATCACGTCGGTGGAAAACAGTCGTCTTAGCGCTGTAAATAAATTCTCTGGTGGTCTTTGTTGTTCTGCCATTTGTATTAATAATTATGTGAGTTTACAATAACCATCGCAAATCTTGAGACTCTGGTCCATTTGGTCCAGGAATATTCATCTGCCACGGGTTACTGTTGTACGCACTGTTAGCGTTATATAAATCGAATCCTGAATCGGTCTTTGTAAAGTTATCTAAACTATTTCTTAGCAAGCTGTCTGCTTCTGTTTTATATCGCAAAGAAGTGTCTCTAAGGTACATTCCTATCGCAAAAGACATCACTAAGTCGTCATTATATCCATTCATTGCTGCGCCTGAGTCGTTCTTCCAAATAAATACTCGTAGTTCTTCTATTAGTCTTAGTGACTTTATAGTTACGAATTTGTTTTCTACTAAATCACGCATCTTAGCGATCACTAGTGGCTTAGTTCTGCTTGTTGTAGAGAATCCAGGAACTAATGCCGAGTTAGATGTCTGATACTTATCGAGGTACTTCTGAAAGTCCATTCCTATCTCTGTACGATAGCTATAATGAACATTATTATATCCACTTTCTACTACAGATTGAACTACGTCCCAACCAATACTAGCGTTTTCTACAACAAGTAATGCGTTGTTATACTCCATTGCCGCAGAAAGCAATATCTGTGCATACTCTCTTGTTCCTGGTTGAGATTTGTACTCTGCTACTTGAGTGATAGTTTCCATTTCGAACACTTGGAAAGCTGAAAAGTCAGCTCCATCTCCTCTAGCTACGTCAGCAACAATAGTGTAAAATTTTCTAGGATCTGGATATTCCCAAATCCAATATCCTTTATCAAGACCACGTCTTTCTATTGGTTCTTGTAGAGTATTTTCTTCGTACCAATTCAAAACATCAGGTGGAATTACTGTATTACCTGAGGTTACAAAGTCACAATCACACTCTTGAGCTGCACTTCTTACTCCAAGATCTTTGTCTTGTTGATCTCTCCAAGTTTGGTTTCTTTCTGGGTGCACTGTCCATGGTAAAGATATAGGTAAGAAGCTATTCTCTTTCTTTTGAGCTTTAGTATAAGTTTGATGGAACCAGTTACCTACACCATTAGGAGTAGACAATGCTATGGCACCACCACCAGTAGCCAATGTTTGTTGAGCTGATGTAAAGATCTCTTCGATCCTATCAATAAACGCGGCCTCATCAATTACTAGTAAGGTTACGGCTTCAGAACGGGCTGCATCCCCAGCTGCAGAAACAGCTTTAATCTGTGATCCATTATTCAATCTAAGACTTAATCTATTGTCTTCAGAAGCTGGTATTTTAAGCCACGAGGGAAGATTCTGGTATGCAAATCTAACTTTGGTAACCATGTTCTTTGCTGTAGATTGCGTAGTTGCAATTACAAGAACGTTCTTATCCCTTTGAAATAGCATAAGCCATAGAGAATAAGCAGAAACAAGAGTAGATATACCTAACTGTCTTGATTTGTTTATGACGGAGAACTTATTTGCTTGAAATAGTCTAAGTACTTTCTCTTGAAAAGGATATAGATTAAACAGCATTCGACCCCTTTGAGGATGCTGGATCATGTAATACTTCTTCATGAAATAGACTGGATCGGTAGCACACTTTAGGAACTCTTCCTTTACTTTATCTTTTATGGAAATTTGTTGATCAGACATTACTTAGTGATGTACAAGTATCCAAGTCCACCAATAATTGCGTATGACAACATCTTCGTGAACCTATATTTTACTTTTAATTTTTTATTTTCTTTTTGTAAAAGACCATAAGATTGTTGCCAACCTTCTATTTTTTGTCTTTCTGCATTTACTTGAGAAAGATAATTTGTCTCTTTTAATTTAAAAATAGAGATAATACTATCTTTAGATATAACTTTTTTTTGAACTAGAGATAACTCATTTTCTTTAAGTTGTAATAGTGCAATTGCAGAATCTCCTTTTATTAGATCCTTAACTATCATTTTCGCTATAGGATATGGAATAACTAATTTACTAGTATCCGTAACGCTTTGTGAAAAAGCTATCGAGCTGAGTAGGAGTGTAATTATCAGCAGCTTTACTTTGTTCATGATAATATTCTTTTATTATTGTAGTTTTTTCTTTTACGTGATCTATTTGAAAGTCAATTTGATCTATTATTTGCTGCTGAGCTTTTATAGAACTATCGTATTGATATTGTTGAATTTCTAATTGTTTTGTTACTGTTTCTAAACTATCTAGTTTATTTTGTATCTCTATTGGTAACTTAATTTTACTAGTAGAAATTAGAATAGTTAAATACCATACGATTACTCCTAATGCAATATACGCAATATATTTTACAATAGGTAAAGAATTGTTTATGGTGGTTGAAACTTTTTTCATTTTTTATTTTAAGATACTTTAACAAACACTGAAGATACATTAGTTTCTGACTTGGCGTGACTTATTAGATTTCTTACAAACTTGTCCCTTTGCTCTTCTGTCATAAGACTTAGTTGATAGAGCAATTCTATATTCATATAATTACTAGTTCTATTAGCTAAAGGAGCCTCTAAAAAAGATTTGGTAAATTCATCCTCTTTCATCTTGCTTTTTAGTAAAGAGATTTTTTTATACTTGCTATATAGATTTTTTATTACTCTTTCATTAGCGTCTTTACACGCAGCTAATACTTCTGTTTGTTCTGGTAAGAATTCTAAGTTACTTCCAGCTTGTACTAGTGCTCTATTTATAGATCTACCTCCTATTTTACCTCCTGCTGCCTCTTTAGCTTTTATTTCTCCTTGCCAGCTTGTTACGTTTGAGAAGTTTCTAAACTGCACTCTACCACCTGTGTAATTAACATATATGTCCAAAGACTTAAAGAAATTCGTGTCTTTTGGTCCTAAACCTTCGAACTTTTCTGGTCTTTCTACTTGTTTAAGATTATATACTTCTATATTGCACTCACCTGTACACTTTTTGAGCGACACACCAATAAGCTGTTTAGATTTAAACTTAGAGATCATCCACTTATTTAATTTTTCAATTTCAGTATTTATAGGTATTTCGTCTATGGCTAAATCACTAGTCGCCATCCATATATCTGCAGGATTCCACTTGTTAACATTTATAGTTCCAATCACATACTTTAAGCAAGACTTAGCTGCTCTATCAACATCTGTAGCGATACCAGCACCTCTATAAAATTTAAAGTTGCCTGGATACTTTACGGCTAATCCGTTTGCAGTACTTATAAGAGACTTTCTCCAAGAAGGATCGTTTTTTATAAAAGATACCATCTCTTCTAAAGAAGAAGTAGTGTCTATTCGCTTAGTAGCTTTAACATAATTCTTATCAGTCAAATCTTTTTCAGATATTTCTGATCCTTTATTATATCTAACAGCATTAACTAAACACTGAGCAGACTCTTGAAGAGCTGTCTTTGCTGCTCCTCCTCCTGATCCTGAACTGCTTTCACCATAATGTCCGCTTACTGATTTTTTAGATAAGCTAACGTATTTTTTCGTTGATACTAATTTACCGTCATCGTTAACTTTCATTACTTCGAAGTGATAAGGTCCTTTTGGATCTGCGTAAGCATCTTTCTTACCACTAGGAGTATCACTTATATTTTTGTAGACTACTTGTCCTG